CATTACCCTATACATTTCATCTTTATTAGTTACTGTTGTAGTAGAAGGATATTTATCATTTTCTGATTTAGCTGTAAATTCAACTTCAATAGCTTTTAATCCCTCGTAATCGTCAATGTATAGATTTACTATATACTCTATTTTATTATCTGTTTTAAATTTGGCATCAATCCTATACTCTCCTTTATTAGTTTCTTCCCATTTATATGGTTCAACATTAGCTTCACCTACTTCATTTACTGCTCCTTTTTTTAACAAGTCATATACTTGCTGTTTTTCCTCTTCGGATAGCTTATCAGGAAGAAACTGCTTAAAATCCTCTAAAGTTTTTTCTGGGTTAAGTAGTACTTTGCGTGCTGCGGTTCCACTAATTCCAGTATCAGGGGATTTAATAACTTTTATTTTTATATTTGGGTATTTTTCTTCAATGTTTTTAGTGCGGCTTGCTGTATCAGCTACGTCACTTTCTTTACCTTCTCTTTCTCCTAAAAAGAAGTATACAATTTGGTCGGGATTATCTCTACCATAGCGTATAATATCACCTATGGGAGAAGGGGAAGGTTGAATATCAACTTTACTATCCAAAAGATCTTTATATTGATCCCAAACCGCTAAAGATTGTTCTTGGGTAATACCATCTCTAACTCCACCCCCAACATAAATTATAAGTTTATCTAATTCGGGATGTTCTTTTAAAATTTGTTTTACAACCTCAAAATGTCCTTTAGTAGGTGGTTTAAAGCCTCCTCCAAACAAGCCTATGACTTGTTTACCTTCAAGAAGTTCTCCTATTAAATGTTTAGTAAGTTGGTTCACTATTACTTAAGTTTTTTGATTTTTTCTCTAGCTGCTTCTTTCTTTTCGTCAATGCCTTCTTTAGCTTCCCTAAATTCTTTCATAGCCTCTTCCATTTCTTTAAGTTGCATATCGTATTCTTTTAAAACCTCAGTAGCATGGCGATTAGCTTCGGACTTATTTTTATATACTCCTTTTGTTTCGTCTTTTTTGATCTCATCGAATATAGTAGCTTCATATACCATATCTTCTTTGGTCATTTTTCCTTTGGGTTTTCTAACTACAAAGAATTTACCTACTTCATCTATAGGAGTATATTCTTCTTGTTGTATTGCTTCTAGTTCTTCCTTAATTAATTGGCGTAATTGGTTTAGTTTCATGATAAAAATTGGTTTATTTTAGTTTTAGCTGTAGATAAATTATCAAACTGAGGTAGTGTATCTACCATTTGCTGTATATCTTGATTTAGTTTTGCTGCTTCAGCATCTGATTTAGTTTGTTCTTCTGGTGTTTTTGGTTTACCCTTAGCAGTAGAAGTATCAAAAAATCTTGCCTTAACATCTTTAGGGTCAAATCGTGTTTCAGCATCTGATGGGTCATTATTTATTAAAATGAATCTATCTTCCCCAAACATATCTCTATATGTATCTATATTTGAATTTACATCTCTCCAAGTGCGTAATACAATACCCGGAAGTAAACTGCGTTGGCGAGCTTGATTGCGTTCTAGAGATGTTATAGGAGAAACATATAGCATTAACATCATTGTATCGTATCCTAAAGCTTCAAGTTGTTCTTTTTTCTTGCGAATGGGGCCCGATGCTCCTGCTGTTCCGTCTATTATAATATTATTAAGACTTTTAAGCAATTCTTGATATCTTTCGTCTGTAACTTTTCTAGCAGATGCCATTAATTTAGCAGCTTGAGAAAGTTGATCAGGTGTAAAATTTTTTATATCCATCCCCAAACCTGTATATTTTAACATTTGTTCGTATGTGTCGTCAATGTTTAGAACAGGTATGTCTGAAGGTAATAGTTGTTTTGCTATTGTAGATTTCCCTGAGCCAGCCGGACCTGCTAAAAATATAGCTTTAGGTTTTTCAATGGCTTCTCTCAAGAGGGATATCAGTCTGATCATAGCAGATTTTGTTATAAATATATAAAAAAAGGCTTGGATACCCAAGCCTTCTGAATTATTATATGTATTTTTTAGATTATTCGGTATCTTCTACTTTCTTACTTTCACTTAATGCATCATCTAAAGCAATTGTAAGATTACGGATCATTTGAGATAATTTGGTTTTATCTTCTTTAGATAGTTTTTTAAGATCCTTTAAATTCGATTTTAAATCAGCAATAAACTCATCGCGGAGTGTTTCGATTTTGGATTTATATTTGTTAAATAGATCTTCTTTGGCTTCAGACATTTGCTCATTTTCGTTTAATTGAAAACCAGCAAGCTTTTGCATGCGTTGAAATTCTTCGGATAATAATTGTTTTTTCATGTTGTTCTTTTTATAGTAGTTTTAAATTGTTCAAATTGTGGTTCCGCATTTGGGTTCTCCAAATCAAACAATTGTTTTACTATCATAAATATATGGAGATTCTTACTCTGCGATCTTTCTGATGTAACTATTTCCCATCCCTTCCCTTGCATTTTTTCTTTATTAGCTTTGCGTTTTGATGATTTTAACCACAGTATTCCGTAGTTTTCTATAGTTTTACCAAAACATTCTTCGTAACATTTACCATAAACTGCGGTTTGTAGTTCGTAGGTGGTTTGCATATGATTTGATGTTTTAACGTCTAATAACCATAATTTACCATCTATTTCACAAATCAAATCGCATGTTCCTGCTACTTTAAGTTCATCTGAAAATAAATGAACTTCGGTTTCTATAAGTTTAGGATTATATGTTTCCCAAAACTCTGTAAATCGTAAAAACATTTGCCAAACATCAGGAGCATACATTGGGTCTCCATTTTTAGATAGATAGTGGAGTTCTTCTCCGTTTAGATATTTTTCAACTAAATTGTGTACTTGAGTACCTTCTTCGGATGCTTTTTTAACTATATACTCTGAAGCGTATCCTACTTGTTTAAGCCAATTCTCAAAATATTTGCCCTTTGGATAGTATTGTAATACATAAGTAATAGATGGGTAATATTTCCCGTTACGCCTGTAGTAGCGGGAATCGGGCATTGTGATTTGCTTATGGTCATCGGATACTTCTAGTATCCTATCATACGAGTGTTTTAATATCATATTAGTTGGAGTTTTTTCTCTAAAAGATCAGAGAATGTTAAAGGATAAGTTTCCTGAACAAGATGGGTAAAATTTTCAAACCCCATGTCTGCAGGATCTTTGTCTTGTAAATCTACAAGATATACTTCTTTTCCTTCTTTCATCAAGTTTTCGCAAAAGTTTAATGCTTGTTTTTGTGCATCTTTATCTAATGCTATATATATTTTTCCTACAGCTGATGTAACAAGTTTTTTCATTAAACTAGATTGTATTGTTTTACCTAGTAATGGTATTGCATTTCGTTTAATTGCTAGAGCATCAAACGGGCCTTCACATAATACAACGGGCACATTCCAGTTTATAAATATTTCAAATGGTATTATATTGCGAGATGTAGATGGGTTTTTATATTTTACAGTGCTAGATTGGTTGAATGTTCTAGCAGTAAAATAATTCAAATTACCATTTGCATCATAAGATGGGATAATGATGTGATTAGCATATTTTCCTTTTTCACAATATCCCATATTGTATTTAACAATATCGTCTTTTGTAATACCTCTAGATTTGAGATAAGCTAAAGCATGCCTTCCTATAATATCGTGTTGTGTGATATCAAGTAGCGATTTAAATTCTTTTGGTAGCTCTACTTTTTCTTCTTGTTTAGGGGCATCTATAGCAAAATATGTTTTAACTATAGATTTAAGTTCTACAAGTTTTTCTCCTGGTACACCAATGAGCTTAAACATTTGGTGTATTTTTTTACCTTTCTTATCGCAAACCCAACAATGCCAACTTTCATAGCTCTTTGATTCTTCATCAAAGTTTATTTCAAGTTTTGGTTTGATGTGTTTACAAAAAGGACAAGTATAAGCAGCATTGCCCCTAGCAGTAAGCTTCCCAGCACCAAGTACAGAGTTTACTAGTGCAACTAGAGTTTGATTTACCATAGCGGGGAATATATAAAATCCCTACTTGGAATCAAAGTCTTTCCTGTAAAATTTGCCTAAAACGTTATCGTTGAAGTATTCTGAGGGATTTTCTAGCACCCCGTGCTTGAATAGGTATTTGCACTCATAATATGTTAGTAATTTTTTGTTGTAAACTAACTCTAATATTTCGCGTTTGAATTCTTGCTGTTTACCTTCCTTCAACATTTCTAGGATAGGTTTAGCAGAGCCGTAATATGTTTTCCAATCGCTTTCCTTTTGGATTGTTTGGTGGGTTGGTTTACGACCTGCACCTTGATGTTCGGCTAATTCCTTGCGTGTTAACTTGCGTTTTACGTTGTGATACAATACTTTCTTACCAATGTACGATATCCCGCTGGGTATATGAGTAGTTATGTATATAAACCCGTATATGTTGGGGGGGAAATCGTCTAATTTTTCTATAACTTTATTATTGTATAACCACATTTATCTATCCATGTTTACTAGTATTGTTATGTCTGTTGTTGCTGAGGTAGGGAGCGGTTGAGCAAGTTTACCTACAGCTAATAGATTTTGACTATCATCGTATAAACCTACTGTTGATACATATGGCGCAAAATATGAACCAGTTACGTTATCAGTAGGAATGCCTCCGTTTGGTTGATAAAAATAGCTCCCACTATATGAAAGTATAGAACCACTTATCTCAGCAGACGGATTTAAAGTAACATTAAACTCGTTTGATCTAACAGTGCATTTGTATTGTGTTTCGTATATTGTAAGTGAAGATGAGAATGAGCAAGTAACAGCAGATGAAGTTACAAAATTAAGTATGTCTGCTGATGATCCGCTTGTTATAATTGCTAATC